CCGCCGATAGGAACGATGTTCGATTGCAAGAAGTTGATGTAAGAGCCTTCGGGTACCAGGAAGCAGCGGATGTTGGTATTGCTCGCGTCTGCATTCAGATTGGGTAACTTGTACGGCTGTTTGTAGGTTTTGGTTGCCGAGGCGTTCTGGATTTTGATAGAGAAGGCATTTTCATTGGTGCGGTCTACGGTGAGTGTTACTTTGCCGCCCAATTTCTGTACAGTTTCGTCCAGATTGTCAACGGGTGACAGCATCAGTGTGCTGGAGGTGTATTTGAAGAAGAGATGGGAACCCCATTGGGAGTTATAGGCCAAAGTATCGTTTGTGGTATCAAAACGATAAGCGCCATATTCCGTGTATCCTTCACCTCCGCGGTCTGCGTCATTGGTTATGACTAGGGCGAAGTTTTTATAATAGGTATTGTCGGCAGGGTTGATGTTGAGGTTGAACACTCCATGCCACTTCTGACCATCGGGCACGACGTAATACTTGGAGAAAGCTGTCCAGAAACCGGAGGTGTAGTCCGCATTACCGAAGGAGTAGACATCTTCCTGCATGCCCTCCAGCACTTCTTCTTCCGGATCTTTCTTTGAATTTGCTATGGAGTCCACTTTCTCGGAAATCCAGTCAGGGGCGTTAACATCATACAGCTCGCCACCCTCGCAGCTTGGCAATGCCATCAACCCGAAGGCGATGGAACAGCAAGCGTATACTAATTTATTGAGTATTCTCATTGTCTTACATTTTAATAGGTTTGTTTATTTGCTTAAGTCAACCACCGGATGAACAGTCCATCCGTTCTCACTGAAATAAGTAGAGTTGTCCGTGCTAAAGTTGGCAGAGTTACCACTTAGGTTAGGGTTCTTGTTCAACAACTGTTGTACGATGGGCAGAAATTCGTGCCCGGGTAAGTAGGTGTCAAAAGAACTTTTTAGTTCGGAGTCGGTTGCGATATCGTTGTAGTCTACAGGATCTTTGGTTCCGGTTACAGAACGGCGTACGACACTGTGCTCCTTAAGTTGTTGCAAACGATCATTCTTATAGAAGAATCCCCAGCGGATAAGATCGAATCCGCGTCCGAACTCACAACCAAATTCTTTCGGACGCTCCACATTGGCAATCTGCTCGAAGAGTTTGTCGGCTGTAGGGAAGTCAGCCAGTTCCAGATCGGGCAAGTCAGCGCGGTTGCGTACTTCGTTAATCCAGTCGATGGCCTGTTGTGTGGGGCCGTTGACTTCGTTTTCACATTCGGCAGCACGGAGCAGCACGTCGGAGTAGCGCATCAGACGCAAGTTGATTCCATCGTGTAAACCTGTAATAACGGTGCTATAGAGTCCGGTACGGAGGTTTGTGAACTTGGCGATGGGTAGACCACCGTATGTGTTGTTGGTTACGATGTTGTCGGTGGCTGTAAGTTTGCTCGTATAAGCTACATTGCCATATTCAAAGTCTTCCCAATCGGATTCGTAAGTACCGATGGTCCAGTACAGACGCGGGTCGAGTTTGCCGTCAGTAGTACGTTCTGCTTTGAAGAGATGGTAGAGCCAGGGGGAAGCCGAAATGTCGGCCCAACCGCCATAATTGCCGGGAGCGAAGTTACTCTCGATGGCCGAACCTTGGGTGGCATTCGGGCTGGTGTTCACCGGAGTCCACTCGTCGTCGGTTCCTTGTGATTCTAAGTCAAGGAATTGCACTTCGAAAAGGCTTTCCTTGTTGTTCTCATAGGCAGGACCTTCACGAAAGTTGTCGCCATATAAGGGGGGAGAAACGATGCGTGTCAAAGTTCGGTCGGTCTGAAAATATCTGATTGCTTTGGTTTTCAAAGCGTTAGAACGGGGTAGGAGTGAGCTGGGTGGAAAAACGAAGCGTTTACATCGCTTTACATCGAGCTTACATTTGAACCTTGTTTGAACGCCGTTCAAATGAATCTCTTTACATTAGGAGTGGAGTAGGGGAGAATTCAGGCAGTATGGTATTATTTCACTCCGATGCTTTGCCCAGGCCATACTTCCATATACAAAGATAACCAAATGGTGTAATTTATGCAAGTGGAGTAGGGGAGCGCTTCGCTTCTCTCCTATTTTTATTTATTAAAATTATTCCATATAGCTGATATTTGGTATATTTGCAGTGAAATAAATACTATATATCATGAGTAAAGTTATCCATGTACATTTGATTTTTGAGAAAAAGAACATCTACTTTGGTAGTATATCGGCCATTTTTGAAACTCTGACGGAGAAACAGGTCGGAATCACTAAGAGTAGTCTTTTACATGCTGGACTGGTTGATGACATTGCCAAATACACGAAACGTGCAATGATTATTCAGTCTCGCTTGATAACATGTACCAGAAAGGGATAAAATGCCTTAGAACGCAATTAAAAGCCGCAAAAGCGGCTTTTTTTGCCCTTATAAGTGTCAAACTATGATGGAAGGCTGTATTTATCCGTTTGAACGCTTTGAACGTCTTAAAAAGTGGAAAGGTTATTCACTTGCTTATTCATTTGGTTATTCATTTAAGCTATTACAAAAACGAAATGTTTTGATTGCTTATTCATTTGGTTATTCATTTTTGTGCCTATTTTGTTCTAATAAAACGGGGAAATATCTTTTTTTTATTTGGTATTCATCGGTTTTTATAATATTGTAGGGGGTAAATTGTATATAGATAATATTTATTTACTCCCCTGTATTTTTATATATTCTGCTGTAAAATAGTGATTTAACTGTTTTTACCTCCCTTTCCCCATAAAACACGTTTTAGATGGCATTGGCAACCGTAGAATCGCTTGCATCCGAAACACGCCCCGACTTGTCCTGTTTAAGTTGTGTAATTGTCTGTTTGAGCATCCCTATTTCCTCTGCCATTTCTCGAATGGTGGAGTCTTTTTCCCTTAAAACATCCAGAAGCTCCCTAAAATTATTGTTAGCTGTTTCTGGAGGAGCTGTTTCCGTTACTACTGGTGTAATTTTTTCGGCTTCTATATCTTTTAAAAGAAAGTCGTCGATTGATATTCTAAAAAACTTAGATATTTCACATAACAAACTCAATTTAGGTTCTGTATTACCCAGTTCATAGTTTGACATTGTACCTTTTTTGATGCCCAGAAACTCAAATTCATCTAATTTAAGTCCCCTACTCTCCCTTAGATATCTAAGATTCTTAGAAAAAACGCTCATAAATCTAAATTATTTGGATTAACACTTTGTTGTCTAAGAAACTTAGACTATATTTGCCACGTGATTAAAGTTTAAACACGCCCCAAAGCTACAAAAAAGGCTTGAGGTAACAATGAGAATTTAAAAAGAAGCAAAATGGAAGTAAAATTTAAAAAGGGACAAAGTGTGAGAATCACCAAGAGAAATGGTGAGATCATTGATGGTATAGTTCGTGACTGGGATTATAACATTTGTACGTTCGTGCGGGAATATAATATCGATTATATGAAAAATGGTCAGGTTTGGACTGTAATATGTGTTCCGGAGGATGCGATAAAGGAGCTTTAATAATTTTCTCGGGCAGTTAGTTCAGCTGGTAGAACAAACTAAACTCCTATAATGGAGAGGTTATGGTCCGCGGTTCGAATCCGCGACTGCCCACTACGATAATTTAAATATTAGATAGTATGAAAGAACGAATAGTTGTAGAATACGGTGAGGTGAATAAAATTGCCGAACTGATGGGCTGTACAAACGTGATGGTGAGTCATGCGCTTGCCTTCCGTAAGAACAGCAAACTGGCCCGTTCCATTCGTAAGCTCGCCATTGAGCGCGGTGGATCCAAAGTAGGTGGTAATCCTCAAAATACAAGTAGCCATGAAAAATGATTTGATGACATTGTTCAGCGACCAGCTGCACTGGTTTGCTCGTCTGAAACGAAAACAGCGCTTTTGCGTGCTTTACTTCTGTATGAGTTTCGGGATCCTGCTCTCTATTTTTTTTATTAATCCGCTGCTGGAACTTCTCGTAGTGTTGAATTTCGGGATCTCCGTGCGGCTGCTGAAGAAGCATGTCCCTTTGAATGATTTAGAGGATTGATAATCAAGCTGGGAGATGGAATACTTTGATAATATATTGTGTGTAACTTACAAAGAGTTGCTGGATATAATGCCCAAAGGCACTTTGAATAGCCAGCTGTCCCGAGAAAAACTGGATGTCGTTTCCCGTGGCGGTGGTGAAAATAATCCGGCTCTGTATGCCTATTCCTCCCTTCCCGAGAAATACAAGAAACGTTGGGTTGAGCGTCATGGCGAACCCGAGAAACAAATGAGACAGGAAATGATCCGTAACATAGTGAAGAAAGACGAGAAGGCCGAGAACTTTTTCGAGGATTACCGTTACGACAAGAACGGTGAGATGGTCGCTCTTCCCGAGGATGTGAAGAAGGAATACACCTGGAACGCTTCGGTGCTGAACGCGTTGATGGAAGAGTTCAAACGCTTGAGTTCATCCAATAACAAGCTGACCGGTTTCCGCCGTAACCTTTGGGAACTTCTGCTTGTCACGAGTGAGGAATGGCGTCCGGTGTACGGGCACAGTCTTCCGGGCAGTGTGGGGCGTTTGAAAGCCCTGATAAACAAGTTCCGTCCCGACAACTACGGTGTGCTTGTGAGCGGTAAATACGGCAACAGCAACACGCTGAAGATCGAGGAGGACGGCGGGCGTTACCTTGTAGCATTGAAACGCAGCCGCGTTCCGGTTTATACTGACATGGAGATCTTCGAGGAGTACAACCGTGTCGCTCCGGAACGTGGCTGGAAGCCCCTGAAGAGTCCCCGCAGCCTCCGCGAATGGTTCAACAGCCCGCGTGTCGAACCTCTGTGGTACGATGCCGTTTATGGGGAAATGAAGGCACACCAGCGTTATGACCGCAAGCACCGGACCATCCTTCCGGGCCGTCGTGACAGCCTCTGGTATGGCGACGGCACGAAGCTGAACCTCTACTATCGTGACGAGAACGGAAACAAGTGCACTACAAGCGTGTACGAGGTGGTGGATGCCTATAGTGAAGTCCTGCTCGGTTATTACATCAGCGACAACGAGGACTATATCGCCCAGTACCATGCTTTCCGCATGGCTATCCAGACGAGCCGGCACAAACCCTACGAGATCGTGTGCGACAACCAGGGCGGTCATAAGAAGAACGCGGCGCTGGGCCTTTTCTCGAAGATCAGCCGTATCCACCGCCCGACAGCTCCGTATAATGGCGAATCTAAGACGATTGAGAACATTTTCTACCGCTTCCAGAGCCAGGTATTGAAGAAACGTTTCGGTTTCACCGGGCAGAATATTACGGCAAAGAGAGATACAAGCCGTCCGAATTTGGAATTCATCAACGCGAACATCGACTCCCTCCCCACATTGGAGGAACTGAAGGAACAGTATGCCGCCGCCCGTGAGCAGTGGAATTCAATGAAACACCCTGCCACCGGCATCTCCCGGATTGAGATGTACAATACCAGCGTGAACGAGGCTACCGATGCGGTAAGTGTGTCGGATATGGTGGAGATGTTCTGGTACACGACCGAGAAACCGTCGCTGTTCACCGCCAACGGTATCGAGATCACGGTACAGGGAAAGAAATACCCTTACGAGGTTTTCTCCGCCCCCGGTGAGCCTGATCTGGAATGGCGCCGACGTAACACCTACAAGAAGTTCTATGTCCAGTACGATCCTTATGACATGAGCAGCGTACGTCTGCTGTACAAGGATAAGGGCGGAGCGATGCGCTTTGAGTGTGTGGCTTCGTTCCCGCTGATGATCCACCGTGCCCAGCAGGAGCAGACGGAAGCCGAGAAACGTTTCATCCGCGCCCAGCAGGAGGCCGTCATCAACGAGCGTATAAACCGCCAGGTCGTTGCCAAGGACATCGAGTACGAACATGGTGTCGCACCGGAACAGAACGGTCTGCGTACCCCTGACCTGAAAGGTCTCGGAAAGGAGGCGCAACGCCAGATTGACCGTCGCACAAGAAAATACAGCCAGCCGGCCCGTCCTTCCATCGGCCGAGACATGAAAGTCATCAGCAACGTGACATGGGACAGCTTTGAGAAGAAGGAAGTGAGCATCCGCAAGGTGGTCGGGAAATTATAAGGAACAGATTTATAACAAGATAAAAAATATTGATTATGGAAATTACAATGAAAGAAAAGGACGCCATCAGTGAAAGCCTCCGGGCTTACGTGGCGAAATACCCGAGCCAGACGAAGGCTGCTGGCAGCCTGAAGGGGGTTAGTGTAGGTACTGTTAGCAATATCCTGAATGGCCGTTATGAGAATATCAGCGACGAGATGTTCCGTAATGTCGCCTCGCAGGTCGGTGGTGTAAGCGCTACCGGCTGGCAGATCGTGGAGACCGGTGCTTACCAGGAGATCACGGCTGTACTCTCCGATGCGCAGCGCTGGCGCAATGTTACCTGGGTGACCGGCGAGGCCGGTTGTGGCAAGAGTACCACCGCCCGTGTTTACCTCCAGGAGCATAAGGAGGTTTTCTATATCCTCTGCTCTGAGGACATGAAGAAAGGTGACTTTGTCCGCGAGATCGCCCGTACGGTCGGAATCCGGACCGAAGGGTATAATATCCGTGAGGTGTGGGGGCTTATATTGGATGACATCATCCAGATGGACGCGCCCCTGCTGGTGTTCGACGAGGCGGACAAGCTGACCGAACCGGTGTTCCACTATTTCATCAGCCTGTACAACAAGCTGGAGGAGAAATGCGGTGTCGTGTTCTTGAGTACCGATTATATTGCCAAGCGCATCAGCAACGGCTTGCGGTACCAGAAGCCCGGCTACAAGGAGTTCTACAGCCGTATCGGACGGAAATTTTATGAGTTGGAGCCTACGGACGTGAACGACGTGTTTGCGATCTGTTCCGCCAACGGTGTGACTGACAGGAAAGACATCGATAAGGTGATAAAGGAGGCTTCGACATGTGACTTTGATTTGCGGCGTGTGAGGAAGTCCATTCACAAGGTGAAACGCATGACGGGGGAATGACCCCCGTTCAAATACCGTTCAAACGTAATTTTAAGGATATGGAAAACAAATTTGAATACTTAAAGATCGACGGTCGCGAGCAGCTTCCCGCTCCCTGGAGCGATTACCCAGTCTTGAGGGAATACGAGACGGTGACCGTTTACCGGAATGGTCGCGACTACCTGGACGCCCTTGTGGGACAGCAGGACGGCTGGTGGGTTGCCGGCGTTCACATGGAGGTGGGCGGTTCCGGCGGTGGTTTCAACCCGGGACGTAAATGGGGACAGTTTGCCACCCGTGAGAATGCCCTTTTGTGGGCACTCGGCAGGATGCTCTGCCACGAGAAACTGCGGGGTGCCGCACGGCAGGCCGTACTTGACCGAATTGACAATATCCGACAACTAACACTGTTCTGACCATGGAAGAAGAGAAAAAGGATAATAAAAAAGCGGGCATGAGACGTGCCTTGAATGTCAGGGACATCCTGAACAAGAAGTATGACGTATTCCCTTTCGAAGGGAAATGGAAGGATGCCTTCGACACTCCGGAAGTCCGGGGCTGCTGGTTCGTGTGGGGCAACAGCGGTAACGGTAAGACCTCTTTCGTGATGCAGCTCTGCAAGGAACTTTGCAAGTATGACCGTGTGGCGTTCAACTCCCTGGAGGAAGGAACTTCTCTGACAGTCCAGAATAACCTGCGGCGCTTTGGTATGGCCGAGGTAAGCCGCCATTTGGCGTTCATCAAGGAGGACATCCCCACCTTGAAGATCAGGCTCCGGCGTCATAAGAGTTTCAACATCGTGATCATTGACAGCTTCCAATACACACAGATGACGTATCGTGACTATATCCAGCTGAAGGAGGAGTTTCCGGACAAGCTGTTTGTTTTCATCAGCCATGCCCGTGGCAAGAATCCTAAAGGTGATGCGGCCACGAGCGTGATGTATGATGCCGACCTGAAGATATGGGTAGAGGGCTACGTCGCCTTCAGTAAGGGACGTTATCAGGGGGCCACTGGTGAATACACAATCTGGGAGAAGGGCGCCTATGACTATTGGAATGTGGCGGGACCGAAACAGAAAGGAGGCCAGGCATGAGCAGGATAAAGAAACAGCTGGAGATTTGTCCTCCCGCCTATATGTGTAAGGGGCCTAACCGTGAGAACTTCGTCAGTACCGGCCACAAGTGTGGTTACTGCAAGGGCAACGGCTGGTTCTGGGGAACGGAAGAGGGCAGCCGCGAGGACGTGCATGTATCCTGCCCGGTGTGTGGCGGCAGCGGTGAGCTGGATGCGATTATAACAGTGGACTGGAAACCTTCAAGCAAGTGAGCCATGAGAAAGGAGTATTACAACTACGTTGTGAAGCTGCCCGTTCTGCTTCATGAACTGTTCCGCGGGAAGGTTGCCGACTATCATTTTTCCGACATGACGGTAGTGATGAACCACCTGGTGAAGTCCTACATCCGCATGACGGATGGTGGCAGGGTCTCCACGGCCACCCGGCGCATCCTCCTCTGCATGGATCGTATTCCGGACATGTCGTTCTTCTTCCGCCGTCAGGAGAAGTCGGTGCTGTTCTTCGAGATGGATCCGGCCGTTGCCGGCAGCC